CCCGTAAGCGTCGTGAAACCCGTAACCACCACCTCAAACTTAAAAATACTCACAAAGGAGAACAATAAATGTCTTATTTAGACAAAGTAATTGAACGCCGTGATGCAGTTAAGGCAGAGTTGGACGAAGTTCTTGAGGCAGTTGCCGCAGAGAACCGTACAGACCTTACAGAAGATGAATCAGCAAAGGTTGATACCTTGGTTGAAGAGTCACGCTCACTAGATTCAAAGATTGAAAAGTTAACTGCACAAGCATCAGCAGATGCTAAGGCTGCAGAAGCACGATCATCAGTTGCTGAAGTTGCAATGCCAAAGATTGGCGGAACAAAGGTAACTCGTGAGAATCGTACATACTCACCTGACAATGCAGATGTTTCATTCGTTAAGGATGCATTTACTGCTAAGTTCAGCAATGACTATGCAGCACAAGAGCGTCTTGCTCGTCACACTCGTGAAGAGGAAATTGAGCGTCGCTCAGTAGGAACTGGCAACTTTGCTGGTCTCGTAATTCCTCAGTACCTTGTTGATCTAGCAGCACCATTTGCTCGTGCAGGTCGCCCATTTGCAGACTTCGCAACAAACAAGATGGTATTGCCAGCAGCAGGTATGACACTAAATATCTCACGCATGACAACAGGTACATCAACAGCAATTCAGGCTGCAGAAAATGATGCTATCTCAAATACAAATGCTGACGATACACTATTGACTGTGAATGTTCGCACAATCGCAGGTCAACAGGATATCTCAAAGCAGGCAATTGAGCGTGGAACAGGTATTGACCAGTTCATCATCCAGGATCTTATCCGTGGATGGCACACAACACTTGACGACCAGATCATCAATGGTGATGGTACATCAGGCGCAATGCTTGGTATTCGTCAAACACCTGGCATCAATGATGTTGTATACACAGATGCTACACCTTCAGTTGCAGATCTGTATCCAAAGTTGGCAGATGCTTACCAGAAAGTACAGACAAATGTATTCCAGAATCCAACACACTGGATTATGCATCCACGCCGTCTAGCATTCTTGCTTGCAGCAGTTGATGGTTCACAACGCCCACTAGTAGTTCCAACACTAAACGGACCAATGAACGCAATTGCAACAGGTACAGGACCAGCAGTCTACGGTAACTCAGGTTACTCAATGCTTGGTCTACCTATCATCGCAGATGCAAATGTTACAACAACATCAGGTGCTGGTACTAACGAGGATCAGATCTATTGCGTAAATGCAAATGAAATGCACCTTTGGGAGCAAGCAGGATCACCATTCGCATTGAACTTTGATGCAACAGGTGCAGGCTCACTCACAATCAAGTCTGTAGTCTACGGATACGGAGCATTCACTGCTGGTCGTTATCCAGGAGCAGTTTCCAAGATTTCAGGAACTGGTCTAGTAGCACCAACATTCTAATCTAAAAAGTATTCTCAGTAGGGCTAGGTTCGCTTAGCCTTACTGGGATACCCAGGAAAATATCCTAGGGTGGCAGGTGGATTTGTTGGCCGCCCCGCATATCAGGTCCATCTGCCTTTACCTTAAGAAGGAATTATGAAGAGAATTAAAAAGATTTTTAGAATTAAGAAAGAAACAGCAACTGCTTTACCTAAAACGGAAAAAGCAATGTTGCCTAAATTGGAGAAGAGGATCAAATGAGCAGACCTACGCTTGCACAGAGTTCACAGCCTAATAATGTCTATACGACTTTAGCAGATGTGAGAAATGCACTGCAGATTGAAGACAGCCTGGATGATAATGATATCCAAGCAGCGATTCTTGCTGCAAGCCGTATGATTGATGACTACTGCCAAAGATCTTTCTATCAAGAGGGAACTCTTGCTGCTCCAGTAACCAAATATTACACACCTGTAAGTCCGTGGTATCTAGAGATAGATGACCTTATTGAGCCAACAGAAGTAAGATCAAGAGCAAATCAGTCTGGACCATTTACACAAGTTTGGAATTTAGATACAGACCTTATGTATGAACCTATTAATAATCCAGAAACTGGAAAGCCAGTGACCAGACTATTAGCAATTCAGACATATGTGTTTCCTTACTTCTTTCCACAGACAGTTAAGATAACTGGTGTTTGGGGCTGGAAAGAAATTCCATATGAAGTAGAATTAGCCTGCAAGATTCAGGCATCAAGATTATTTATTAGAAAGCAATCTCCATTTGGTATTGCAGGTTCTGTAGAATTAGGAACAGTTCGTCTTAATTCTCGCCTTGATCCAGATGTTGAGATGCTACTAAAGACATTTAGAAGAAACTTTGGATTGGCATACTAATGTCTATTTCCAATATTAATGGTGTGAGAGATGCTTTAAAAGCAAATCTACAGACAATAACAAACCTGAGAGTTTATGATTTAATTCCAGATGTTATTGTTCCACCATGTGCCGTAGTTGGCCAATTAGATTTCACATTTGATGTTGACAATGCTCGTGGCTTAGACCAAGCATCTGTTGATATATTTGTGATTGTTCAAAGAATATCAGAAAGAACAGGACAAGATAAACTTGATAATTTCCTGGCTGGAAGTGGTAATGGTTCAATCAAAACTGCTTTAGAGTCAGATAGATCGTTAGGTGGACTTGTTGATACACTCAGAGTTATAAGTGCAGAAAGTGGTACATATACATCTGGTGAGCAGTCTTTCTTATCATATCGCTATAACCTCACAATATGGGGCTAAGGAGAAGCAATGGAATATACAGTAATCTCAAACACAACAGTTTGCGGTAAGGTAAAAGATGAGAAACTTACCAAAGATGATATACTTAGTGCAGGTGGAAGTGTTGAACATCTTCTTGCAGCAGGCCATATCGCATCCGCAAATGCAGTAAAAGCAACACCAGTAGTACCACAAGCAACACAGCAGGAGCCAAAAGTTTCTGCTTTTAACTCAGTAAATAACGAACAAGGAGATAAATAACAATGGCCAGATTAGTACTAACCAATGTTGAAGTAACAGTAGGAGGCGTAAGCCTCGCAGATCATATTGCATCAGTAACGCTTGGAAGCACATATGATGTTTTGGAAACAACTGCATTCAAAGGCGGAAATGTTCCAGCAGCAGCAAAGACTCGTATTGCAGGACTTGTTGACAACTCAGTAACACTTGAGTTCCACCAGGATTTCGCAGCAGGTTCAGTCAATGCAACAATCTACCCACTATTGGGTACAGAAGTAGCAGTTAGGGTACAACCAGTAAATGGTGCAATTTCTGCAGCCAATCCTGAGTACCAGTTTAACGCAGTAGTTTCAGAGTGGACACCTCTAAATGGTGCTGTAGGCGAACTAGCCACTGCATCAGTTACATGGCCAATCACAGGAGCAATCGTTGCGGATGTAACACCTTAATATGTCAAAACTAGTCTTAACTAATGCAACAGTTGTATTTGAAGGAGTCTATGATTTCAGCGACTTAATTTCAAGCATAACTATTTCAACAGTACATGATGTTCTTGATGTTACTCCAGTTAAAGATGGAGTAATCTACAAGGAAGTAATTGCTGGAGTTGGGACTAACTCAGTAAGTTTTGAGTTCTACCAAGACCTCAGTACTGAATACGGTACAGGAACAACTTTAACACTTGAAGAATTCTTTAATGGATATTCAACTGTTCCTTCAAGAGTAGGTACAAAAGTTTCCTGTGCTGTAAGAGCATTAAATGCACCAATCTCAGCAACAAATCCAGAGTATCAATTTGAGGCGTTGATTTCAGAGTGGACTCCACTTAACGCAGCTGTTGGTGGGCTAAGTACAATTACTGTTAACTGGCCTATATCTGGAGCAATTACAAAAGATACTACACCGTAGTATAAACAATAACCTAATGAAAAGGGGCGCACAAAATGGATGGACTAAAAATAAAAGTAAAAACATCAGACGGAGATGAAGGAGTATATTCACTTCGTCCAAAGACACTTGTTGCATTTGAAAACAAATACAATAAAGGCTTTGCTAAGTTGCTAACAGAAGATCAGAAGTTAGAGCATATCTACTTCCTGGCTTGGTCAGCAATGAAGGATTCAGGTAAGGTTGTAAAG